TAAATCTGTTAAGCGTCAAACTAAATCTGATGTTAAAAAAGTTTATCGTGATAAAGCCCAAGGCAAAGAAGAAGTTGTTGAAGGTAAACGTCGTGAGATCTTTCAGAAAAAGTTTTCATCACTTGCTCGAGATATGAAAAAGTCTAATGATGCATTAAAAAAGATCAATACAGATTACAATAAGAAATACGGTATTAAAAAAGATGCTCTTGATTATGGTACTGATGCATCTGTCAAACTAATGAAAAAACAAACACCAGGCGAAACACTTGACGAACGTGGTGCAGATTCTAAAGGTCATTTTAGAGCTACCGATAAAGGTGCCGGAATGACTGCAAAGGGTGTAGCAGCACATCGTAGAGAGAATCCTGGTAGTAAATTACAGACAGCTGTTACAGGCAAAGTAAAACCTGGTAGTAAAGCCGCAGGAAGACGTAAATCATTTTGTGCTCGTATGAGTGGAATGAAAGGTCCGATGAAAGATGAAAAGGGTAGACCTACACGTAAAGCGATGTCTTTGAAAAGATGGAAATGTTAAATAGATGGCGACTAAACTGAATGAAGGTACAGAGGTAGCACTCCCTCTCCGTAATATCGTGAGCATGATTGCATTTACTTCTCTTGCTACTTGGGCATATTTTGGTATTGTTGAAAGATTAAATTCTGTTGAAACACAACAGACTATGATGGTAGCAGACTTAGAACAAAACACTGAGTTTCGTATTAAATGGCCAAGAGGTGAAATGGGAAGTTTACCTGCTGACAATGAACAGTTTATGTTAATTGAGCATTTAGCAGGAGAACTTGAAAGTTTAACAACTGAGATTGAAACAGGTAAGGCACCATTTGATCAACAGCAAAAGTTAACATTAGAATTTTTTGAAAAACGAATTAACCAGTTAGAAGAACAGATTGAGAAAATTAAAGATACTCAATTAGAAATTAAACAGAAGAACGGACACTAAGATGACAGTGGAAATGGTTTGTATTACACTATTATTATATGTGAATGGCGTAGTTGAATCACACGTTGGACATCATAAAATGGTAGATTGCCTGAAGGCAAAAAAAGTTAGCGAGAAAACTTATGATGGCGGCAAACCATTCAGGTTTACTTGCCAAAAGAGACTTGTAGAAGTCGGCAAAGATGATAACGGTAATAACTATATCATTCGTTTGTTAGACACAGAAGAAAATCCTCGAGTCAAATCTAAAAGCATTACAGAAAAACTCGGAGGATAGTTATGATCAAAGAAGCAATCGTATTATTGATGTTCTTTGGTAGTCCTTTGTCGGTGCAAGAATACACTGTTCGTGATGGTTTGAGTGAGTGTTTGAAAGCAAAACGTACAATCGCGCGAAATGTTAAATCTCCTGACACACCGGAATATAAAGGTACTATGAGATTAGCATGTAAAAAATTAACAGTTGAAGTTGATGAAAATAATCGCATTGTTATGTTTGTCGATATCAAAAAGAGCGATCTAAAACCTTTCTAGGGAAAACAAAATGCCTCACAATGAAGCACGATTAACAAGAATCGAAGAAAAACTGGACAGGTTAACTGATGCTATGGTATCCATGGCACGAGCAGAGGAAAAGATTAGTTCATTGAACGACGATCATAATAAAATGTACGAGAGATTAAATCGTTTGTCCGTTAAGTTGGACGATATTGAGAAAAAAGTAGATGATAATCATCGAACTGTATGTATTATAAATAGGTTAGTATATGCTGCAATAGTTGCGGCTATTGGAGCGTATGTGGCTCAGAACTTTATGCTATAAGGAAAAACAAATGGATTACAATCCTTTTAATAAAAGTGCGGGCCCACTTCAATCGGCTCAACCAGTTCTGGAAAGAACTGAATCAGACTGCGAAGGCATGATATGTAAATCATGTGGAGATAAATTTGGCATGCCGACTGAAGGTAGCTGTAAATATGAATCAAAAGATCCGAATGGGAAAAACTGGATGGAAAACAAAACCGAAGCTGTATCAGAATCATTTTTGATACCTGAGGATATTCCTCAACAAGAACGTACTGCATTTCACGGTGCTGCAGCCGCGGCACATAAAGCAGGAAAATCATCATTTAACTTCGGTGGTAAGAAACATCCTGTCACAATGAAAAAAGATGCTGCTAATGCTATTGCCGATCAAAAAGAAGACAAAGATGATGCTGCAATTGCAAAAATGAAAAAGAACAAGGCAGAAGCCAAGGGTGGCGATAAAGAAGGTGATGTCGATATGAATCCAAAACTGAAAAAAGAAGGCATGAAAGAATCACGTATTCGTTCTGCACTTAAATCTGTTCTTTCTGAAAAGAAAGATGATCATACCAAAAATGCTACAAAGCCAGAAGGTATGTTAGACAAATCTAAGGCATCTAAGGGTGCAATGGATATGATGAATCAGCCGATTGAAAAAGATGACACAGAAGCTAAAGGTCATGATGATGCATCAAAAGCTGGACGTGTAACTAAAGCTGCGGCTCAACGAAATGGTGCAGATGCTGTTCGCTCAGGCGATCAGAAAATTAAGCCATCTGCAACACCTGTTAAAGAATCTTCAATGAGTGGTCCAGATCGCAATCATTCTATTGCAAGTGCATATGCATCTATGATGAAAAAGGATAAGTAATAATGGGATATTTAGATAACGCAATTGCCACTACGCGTGGTTGGGTCAGTCCAGCAGGTGAATTGTTAAAATCACAAAGGATGACTCAAGCTCAGGTTGATGCACATAATGGTGTTTCTATACCAGAAGAAGTTGAAATGAAACCAGAACCAGTACAACAATTGAATGAGGCTCCTGCTTCTAAGTCAATTGATGATATGAATAAACTTGAACTTGAATCAGTTGGTCGTCAATACGGAGTTGAACTTGACCGTAGATCAAGTAAATCATCTCTACTCGGTCAGATTAAAACATTAATTGACTAATAAATAGGAGTGAATAACTCTTATTTTTTAGGACCGAAATGATTATTGAACTAAATGAAAAGAATCTATTTCTTTATGCTGCTCAACATTATTACAAACCTCAGTTCTCTGATGTTGAAGAATTTTTTGAAGATTTAAAGAGATTCAAGTATATAAAAAGATTAGTGAATAGGTATCTGGAATCAAATG